CGGCGGAAGCCTAGTAGGTACGAGCAGGACAACGAGCATTCTAACCAGCTCATCCGGATTGGCATTTAACTGGGCAACGGTTTCGCTCAATATGATTTATCTAAATCTATATTCCGCCCAAATGACAACCCCCGGCACAGGGATAACAATCACAATCGCTGGCAATATCAAAACCGACTCTCTTGTAATTTCGGCAACAGATACCCTTACGTGCATAATCGCCGATACCCAAATCGAGGGGGTGGCCACCAATAAAATATCAATATACGGAATCTTCACTTCGACAGGGACGGCGAGCCATAATGTAATCTGGGGACACACCGTTAATATTTCGAGAATCCAAATCTATAACGGAGCGACATTGAATGTTACCTACACAACCATCCTCGCGACCAGTACAGCTTCAAACATAAGTGCATTCGATTTCGGGGACGTAACGACTGGATGCACGGCAACAATAGATAATATAACAGTCACTCAAGCCGGAGCCGCTCACGGCGGAATAAGACTACCCGTAGGCTCGATACTCACTGTCACCAATTCCACATTCACGGGTTCGAGAACCAACACATATCTCCAAGAGGATATTAATCTGAGAACCGCGTCACAGGGCCAGTTCAGCGGATGTACTTATTCGACAGTAAGCGAACAAGCAACATCGGGTTGGATGATGTCGAAAATAGACCAAGGCGTAGCCAACGCAACTGTTTTCAGGGGAATCATGTCAGCCTCTGCTCCCGACGCGGCTTACGAGGTAGCCAATACTGATAACCTGACTATCTCCAATGCAACCTCTTACTCCACACCGTTTAATTCCGTACTCACTCTAGACCAAGCCGAACAATGCACGGCATTAACCGTGAGTGCCTCAACCTCCCTCACCCCATCTACTTACGCATTCACCGCGACGGGAGACGTTACAACCGCTGGAACCCTCGGTGGAAATACAAGTTGGGCAGGAACGCTAAAAGATTTGACAATATCCACAGGCGGAACCTTTAACGGTGGAACGAGTACGATAACAATTACAGGTGAGACAGCCGGTAATGTGGCATGGAGCAATTCAGGGACATTTAACAAGAACACATCTATCGTAGATTTCACCGGCCAAACGTCTCCTTATTCGATACTCGGAGATAATTCATGGGCAACGTTGACCATCACCGTTACAGCCGCATGTGAATATCAGTTCGAAGCGACAAAGACCCAAACGATTGGGACCTACGCGCATTTGAACGGAGCCACAGGACAACTTCTCACCCTCTCCTCCACTATACATACCAGTCACTGGAACCTAACATTATCTGTTGGGTGCACTCAGGACTTCGCCAACGTAGCAGTACATGACTGCGACGCAAGTGGCGGACTAGAATGCGAAGCGGCGTTCTCAATAGATTTAGGGAATGACCATAATTGGGACTTCGGAATAACAGGTTATTACGTCTGGGACGGAGGAGGAGCGGACGCGTTAGCCAGCACAGCGGGTAATTGGGAAGGAGACGTAGCACCCGGGGTTACCAGTTCCGTCTATTTCGGCTCAGCGGCATCAAGCAAGGCATGTACATACGACATAGCTAACACGTCCGGGTCATTCTACACCGGAGACGATTACGCAGCCACGGTCACGTTTACGGCCAATAGCGTGTTCTCAACCTCCACCATCGGAGCCTCGACCATAATAAATATCAACGGGAAGATAGTGAGAAGCGGAATCACGGTCAACAATGGAACCATCCAGATAGGCACGGTGTCCGAGCTCAGGCACAGCAACGTCATGTCGGGATACGGTTTAATCATGCTCGGGAACAATGCGGCAATCTACGACGAAGGCAACACACCGCTCCCAATTGCGAGGCCACAGGCAATTCCAAAAGCGGGATATGGGGCGATGAGGTGGTCCGGGATATGACGACCGAGAAGGAGAAGGCCGAGGCATTGGAAGCCCTCAATTCATATCGTTCGTCAGGCGGCTCAATCGACATCGAAAAGACCGTTGAGGCCATATTCGTCAAAGTCTACTGGAACGACGAACGAATCAAGGCCGGCAATCTCCGTTTCAATTCCCTTGATAAGAGGATGGACGCATTGAAACTCGCAATGAAGACAAGGACGGATAGATGCCCATGCACAAAGGGGGAGAAGACCTTCGACCAGGTCCACGGCCGCGGGAAGCTCACCTGGAAACTCATCGCAGGTATCATCGTCGCCCTCATCATGACAGGGGGTTCGGTGGCGGCTGCATGTCTCACTCACCTCGGAGGAATCTAAAATGGAAGAATATCGACAGTTGGCATTATTGATTGTAGGGTTGGTCGCAGGCGGATTTGGAGCGGTCGTGAACTACGCCTGGATGAAGAAACAGAAGGATGAGAACATGACCAAGCAGGGCGCCCTCAAGGCAGCCCTGGTCGGCGCCGGCGCATCCGTGCTACTCTGGGTCCAGAACTCGGGCGGCGACCTCATCTACCATGTCGCCTATATTGGAATGGCGTTCATAGCCGGCTTCGGAGGGGAGACGATACTCGGAAAGGCCATGGGGCAATATCAGATGGGGAAGGAAATCCCCCTTCTCCCTTTCCCTCTCGATGAGAAGAAGCCGGAAGAAAAGAAGGAAGAACCGAAGGAAGAAAAGAAAGAGGAATAACATGGGCTCCTACATCACCGCGGCGGAAGTCGTAGTCTTCACCAACTCCAAGGTATCGACCGCGGACATCAACGCGATAATCGACGACGCGGAAGACGAGGTCGACGATGAAGTAGTCGCCCGCGGCGGAAGCGCCGATACCACGTCGAAGCTGCTTAAGGCCGCGGTGAAGTTCACGGTCATGGCCGCGCTGCTCGAGCGCGGGATATTCGATGGAACTTACGTCGACTCCATTGGCGGAATCACTTTCAAGAACCTGATGTCCTCCGGCATGAAGGTCGAGGACCTCCGGGATATGGCGCAGAAAAAGATAGACCTATTCCTGACCAAGTCCGGCGGAATCTGGGACACATCAGATACCGCTATCGATGAAACGATAGTCCGTGAAGACCACGAAATGCCAGACGGCAATCTAGACCAGTCCAAAATAAAAGAGTACCACGATAAAGCGACAGATACGGGCAACGAAGACACAGACAACGGTGATACGGATTAATGACCGTCTACAACTTCGATTCGCAAATAGTGGGCGACGCGCCGGCTTCACCTTGGAGTGTAGTTAAATCCGGGACCAGTACGGTTCTAGTCAACGCGGCTCAATACCATTCGTCTCCCAACTCCGTAAAGTGCGCCGCAAATGCGGGCGAATATGCATACATGAAACATACTTCCCTTCTGGCTGCAACAGGGGAAAGGAGATTTACATTCTACATCTGCGTCGATACGATAGACACCACCAAACTCGGAGATGCATATCTGGCGGACAGTTCCGGGAACGCCGAGATAGAAATCGTCACGCACAAAAACGGAAGCGGAGTTAAAAAACTGGCCCTGTATGATACGAGCCCGGGAACATATACAGACCTCGTAACGATAGTCGAAAATACCCAGTACCGCGTAGATGTCATCTACAACAATGACACCCATAAATTTTATGTGAAAGTCAATGGGACGAGATACCCGACATCTCCAACTCTATATGATTATAATAGCGGGGGTGATGTGGCTTGGGTCATGCTGGGCGCATTGGGCTCGGGCGGCGCCCTGAATGCCTGGTATGATGACGTGGAGGATACCAGTGCGGTCGATGTCCCCGACCCGCCAACAGCGTTGACCGTGGACGCCTACGGAGACCGCCATGTCGTTCTATCATGGACCAAGCCTGTCTATGAGGGCGCCAGTTCGGTCACAGGCTACAAGGTCTACTACGGGACCGCCACGGGCCCCACGACCCTCCTCGCAACAGTCACGGCCCCGACCGTGACCTATTGCCACAATGGAACGAACGGGACGCTCTACTATTACCGGGTCAAGGCCACGAACGCAAGTGGGGATTCGGCCTATTGCACGGAGACATCCTCCACTCCCGACTGCAACGCTCCAAGAGGACTGGCCGCGAACCACCTCATTTCCACTTTCAGCCTGTATCATAAATTAGGCGTCGGAGACGACGGATTGCCCACATACAGGGACGCCAGAACCATCTACGGAAACGTCGAAACCGTGAACATCAGGATAAAGAGCGCAAAAGGAGAGGTCCTGATAGCATCGACGAAAATAACTGTAGATGGCAGCGTGGACATCGATGAGACAGACAAGGTCACGTTATCCACCGGAGAAACCGCCCTGGTCCTGAAGGTCGCAAGCAAGCCGGCTCTGGATACGACAATCTGGCTGAAGGAGGTCTATACCTAATGGTCACGAAAAAGATAGACGACCTCAGCGAGATTGCCGGGGACATGGAGACGCTCAGGACCAACCTTCTTCTCATGGCCGGAAACGCAATGGTCGAGGTCATCGAAGAAACCATCATGACGGAATCCGTCTTGGAGTGTCCGCACGATACCGGGACCCTGCGCCGCTCCGCGACCGTGGAGGACCCGAAGGTCAACTCAAGAGGGCTCTCGGTCGCTTTTGGCTACGGCACGGATTACGCCGCCGCCGTGCACGAAGTCACCGGGAACTATCACAAGCCCCCGACCAAGGCCAAGTTCCTCGAGGACCCCGTTCTCAGACATATCGATGATTTCCCCATTCTCCTCGCAGACCGCATCGATGCCAAGCTATTAGCGACCACGGCTCAGGAACAGGAATATGCCAACTGGGGTGAGTAATTGCCGGCCGATGCAGACATCGCAGAGTACCTCGAGGACCAGTCCAAAGGTACGGTCGGAACCAATTTGTTCTATGGCAACCATCCCGATTCCCCGGACAACTCCATCTGCGTCCAGCAAAGCGCAGGGCTCGGTCTGGACCCGGTTTCGGATTTCGAACAGGTCGGAATCACCATCCTCGTGAGGAACACGGTCTATGCGACAGGGCGGGATTTGGCAAATGCCATACTTAAACTCCTTCACAAACTCACGAACACCACAATGGAAACCCGTCTCTATCATCGCATTGACGGCCAGGGCTCAGTCGCGTATCTCGGAACAGATGAAAAGAACCGTTGCATGTTTTCCGCAAGCTTTATCGTGATAAAAGAAATAGAGTAGGTGAACATCATGACCGACGCGTACACTGCAGGAGAATTGAAGACAGGGAATTATGTTCTGGAATCCGTCTTCGGAACGATACCCACGGGCGCCCTCGCGTACGCGGGAGACACCACCGCGCTCTACAACACATCCGACGACGGAATACAATTTCTCAACCTTCCGGGCTCGAGAAGTTACGGGGCGCACACACACGGCCCGTACAAGAAAGCGTGCACCTACAAGGCCTATTCAAGAGTGGCGGCCGAGTGGAAGGACTTCTGGGCGAAATACGGGATGGGTGCAACGACCGGTCTTTTGGACCACCTAAGCTCATTCACATTCACGTGCGACCTCTACAACGGAACAACCCACGTCTACCAGATATACTCCGGATGCAAGATAAACAAGTTGACCATATCATGGGAGAAGGTCGGAAAAGTGATAGAGTTCGAGGCGGACATCTGGGCCCAGTGGCACCAGACCGCGAATGCCAAGGCCATAACAGGCCTCCAGAATGTGACTATCGCAGCGGACGCGTCGACCCCCGCGGGCGCTATCCTCTTCATGGCGTCCAACCCCCAGATAAATATCGCCGCGGGCGGACTGGCGAACCTCTACGCCGAGAATGCAAAACTCACGATAGAGCAGCACCTCGAGAGGGAAGACGGGGACAAGGTCGGAGACGACTCCGTGCACCACCCGACCGCGATAGGCATCCATGAAAATGAGAGGGATATAATCTTCGAGTGCAATGCAATCTCGAAAGACCAGACATATCAGGACGCGATGCGCGCCGGGTCCGTTGTCACGGCCCTGACGATAGTCATCGACAACGAAACCGTCACCCTCTCGAACGGAGAGTTTGAGCCTTCGTATGCCAAATATGAGCAGAAGGTAAATAGGGAGCCGATACGAATCAGGTTCAAGACGCTCGCGATAGCGTGAGGTAATATGGCGGAACAGATAGATAACTCGGACTTGATAACCCAGCACAGGCAGAGATTCAAGTTGAACTTCCCCAGCATGTCGATAACCCTCAAGCACCTGACCAGGCTGGAGATGCAGAGGGTCTATGAACGCCTGATAAGGGAAGTCGCTGGCTACGGGGACCTGATGAAGTCCGCTGCGTATTTCTGTGAAATCTCGGAGCAGCCGGACGGAATACCGCCTGAGATGTTGCCTGATTTTCTGAGGGTGATGAAAGCGCTGGAGCCCTATAACGAAGCGTATTGGGTGCCGTGCTTTGCGGATCCCAAATGCAACACCATCGAGGACGTCGACGTAATAGCAACCGCGCTACCCCCCGAAGAGTGGAAAAAGGTCCAGGACCTCTTGATAATCCTCACCCAGCCGATCCCCCCGAAAGAATCCAACATACAGTTCCTCATAGCCTGCAGGCGCGCAAACATCCCGATTGCCAACGACCTCACCGCTGAGAACGCAACGCTCGCGCAGGCGGACGCCATGATAAAGGCCGGGAAGAGAGACATCGAGGAAATCAGAGCCGCGATGAAAGGAGCGCAATGATGGAACTTGAACGCCTCAGCCCCGAAACCGTCACGGCGATAAACATGAACGTCGTGCATCTCCAGAACGCCTACAATAAGCACAAGAACGAGAATGACGACCTCGGGGTCCGCGCCATGGGAATCAAGCAGGCCGGGAATACGATGCTCAGGGGAGCGAACAAGATAAAATGGATAGCCGGCATTCTCAAAGACATGGGAAAGATAAACGACCAGACCTTCAAAGCAGTCATGGGCGCCGCGGGAGCGATGCAGCTCGCAATGGGCCTCTATGAAATTTATCAGTCCGTTCATCAGGCTGTTTCGATGGACCTCGTAAGGCAGACCACGGCGGCCGCCGTGGAGACCGGCGTCGCTGTCGTGGCCCAGAACTACGTCGGAATCGCCATCGCGGCCTCGGCCGCGGTAATCGTCGCCGCGGCGTTTGGGGTCGGATATATGGCCGGACAAGCCTCCGTGGAGCAAAATATCCGGGTCAAGGCCGATTGGAAAACCGCCGAGGGGCGGCGTCGAGTGTCGCAAACGATGAAAGAAAATCAGGCTTGGTGATTGAATGGGAGATGAGGGCCTCGAGAGAACGGTTCAATACACTTTCGACATGGTCGACAACATCACCCCAGTTACCACCCAGGCCAAGGACTCCATAGACGGCCTCAATAAGAAAATGGGCGAGACGAACGAGGAGATAATAAAAACCAACACGAATTATATCAAGTCGATGCAGGCGCTTTCCGGATTCCGGCAGGGCATCACCGCGACCGTGAGCGGAATGGAGGAACTCGGCATCGTCAATCGTGAGAACAATAAAGGTCTCTACCAGCTCGTTGGCGGAATACAGTTGTTCGTGGGAATCGCCCAGGCCCTCAAAGGCGTCGTCGGTATCGTAACGATGTTGAGGAACGCGACGGCCTCGCTCGCTGGTGTGGAGGCGTTCCGGGCCGTGCTGAAGAACCCCGCGACTATCGGTGTCGTGATGGCGGGTGTGGGCATCGCCGGTGCAGCGGTCGGATATATGACCGGCGCCGCGGATGCTTCGGGAAAACAGAATAACATGTCCTCGGGCCCCAATGTCACCCAGAACATTTCGTTTTCCGGAGGCGGGGCTCCGGGGTACGAGTCCAGGACCGTAGCCCGCGACGCGCTTGAATCCATGGGGGGCTAATATGGGAACCGTGGTCGCTCTCGCAACCGGGAACTGGAACGATGGGACGAAATGGAATGGAGGGTCGCCCCCCGGCAACAACGACACAGGCTCGATTCCAACCGGCGTCACAATCACGATTACGGCCGCGGCGCAGGCGCTGGGAATAGAGATAGCGGGCGGGAGCCTGATTATCAACGCGGACTTCACATTCACGGACGGGGTCGGTGCGGGCTTCTCGATACAGAGTGTTCAGACCGGCTCGGTTACCACGAACGGAACCGCGTCGTCTCCAAGAATACTCAAGAGCGCAATCACGACACCTACCTATCCATGGCAGATGTCCGCCGAGGACTACGCCGGTCTCGACGCGAGGGTCATGAACTTCGATTATGTGGAAATGCGGGGGAGCAAGTTCTTCCTCGGCAACGACACATATAATATCACCTTCAACGGCGGCGCCGTTGACGACCCGATATGCCTCCCCCTCGCACCAATAACCCGGGATGTCATACTCGAGGAGCACAAGATACGCGGTCGCCCCTACGGCCGCGTCTATCCCGGCTACCACGGAGCGGGGGCCGTCACGATTACCGGATGCTGCACCCTTGCGTCCCAGATGTGGCAGATGTTGCTCAATATGGACGCGTCCGACCAGCGACTGGCCTTTTTCTCGCACTGGGTTCACATGCCGAAATGCAGGATAGAAACATACAGGTTCCGGCCCCGCGGTGGTCAATACATCGACTTCTCGATTACTCTGAGGGAGGATATATAGGATGGTGAATCCGGATTCGTATCCTCTCCTTTCGAGGGTAATATTATATCGGAGAGGCACGGCCGGGACCATTACCTATGATGAGGACACCAATTCCAAACTCATAGATTACGAGTTCGAGTTCAACGAGAACTACCCAAAGAAGGCTACCATCCGGCTCGACAACAGAAATTACACATCGACCATCAACCTCCTCAACTCATCCTGCGCGCAATGGTCTGGCTCCGTCACCGGAGCGCTTCGGCTCGGAGACTATCTGAAGTTCGGCCTTTTCCGCAGGGGCACTTCCACCGTCGATTATCATTTCAAAGGAGTGATTACGGACCTGGTTCAGAACGGATCCGGGGAACTGACGATAATTGCCTATGACTTTTCCAAGCGCCTCGAGTACGTCAAGAAATCTTTCGTCTACTACAAGAGCTACAGGGATTCGGTCATTTGCGACTTCACCGCGGGATGGCCCTATAACGCCACCGTCCCCAACGACTCGGACATACAGGTCCCAATGTCGTTCGTCGGATGGTCGGATCAGGAAATCACCCAGCATTTCGGGAATGGGACCGGGACATCAGAATACGAACTCGCAGACGATACCACAAAAAAGGTCGCGCAACCGTTCGTGGCGGACGGAAGCGCGCTGGTCTACCTCGTGCTGTATATCAACGCCTCGAGCTACAACCCCAATAAAATCACCCTCACGATAGAGACCGACAACGACGGTCAGCCATCGGGCGTGGCGATTTACACCAACAACAACATCACGATTACGGACGGCGCGGGCGTCTCTTACCTGTTCGACCTCAAGGTCGCCGGTTCGGCGCCGATGATGGCGGATACGCCACTCGCGAAGGGTTCGCGGTACTGGGTAGTCGTGAAGTGCAATACGGCGCCCGGGGGCGGGGCCTCGGTCATGGTAGACAGCGAGCAGACCTCCGCGACGGTGCTGGGGGATTACGCTAGCTACAACGGGAGCGCTTGGTCCAAGGTAACCGGTGAGCAACTCCAGATAATAGTCTATCAACTGGGGTTCACCGAGCAGACACCGGACACATATTATTTCGATGACGCCGCCAAGGACATGGACCTCTATGGAGTTTCCGCCGCCATCACCGCGAGCACGGAATTTGGTGCGAATTATCGTGCCATGTTCTCATATTATTATGGAACCAGAACTCTCGAGGAAATCGTTCTGAAACTCATAAAGCAGAATACCGGACTTCTCGGGGATGTCTCAACCAATCTCGATCGCACTTTCAAGACCTATTACACGAAGGGCAAGACCATCGCCGAGTGCCTGAGGGAGTGCATGGACCTCTACGAGACGGGCGGAACCTGGTCCGGGAAGCAGCATGTCATGGGGCACTACGAGGATGGCAGCTCGATACAGCGCCTCAAGGTCGGAAAGCGGCTCAATGTTACGGACGATTCCGAAGCGGTGACAATATCATTACCCGCGGACCGGCCGAGCAACTCCGACGAGTGGGTCATAATAGGAGACCCGGAAATAAAAAAGACCACGAAGCTGAAATACGCCGCGGTGATGCTGATAGGCCAATCCCAGACCGGCGAGCCTCTCATTACTGTGAGACATGACAAGGCGAAGTCGACCTCGTTCTGGACGGCTTTATCCGGCCTGACGGAAACGCTGAAGGTGACCGACGAAAATATCAGGGACCTGACGCAATTGGACGCCGAGGCTATCCGCCTCATGGACGCAGTCACAAGAGACGTCTGGGAGGGCGCCATACAACTATCAGGTCAGCATCTAGGGTTGTGGGACATGGATACCACATCCGATTCTTATGGGTCTGGAAAGATACTCAAGATGTACTGGAGTCCGCTGGGCATCTCCGCCGTGAAAATGAAGGTCACGCGGCTCATTCTCAGAAAGAACTCCACGGAGATATACGTCAATAACATCGACACATTGATACTAAATAAATTATCCCGCTCGATGGGGACGATGGAAAAGATAGACGCCTTTGTCGCTCCGACGGGCAGCGCGGAGAATGTATTCCTCGAGACCTATGACGCAACCGTGGCCACCGACGCTGCTCTATATATGGAGCTCGAGGATGAGGATGGAACGGACCTGAGCAACATGCACCGTGTGCTCTGTACGCGGTTCGCGAATAACGCTAACCTCAATGCGAACACCTATCACGCCGAGTTCGAGAGGCAGAACGGGTACTCGGCGAAGCAGGTCAGATACATCAAGCTCTACACGAAATTGACCGGCGGCTCGCTCAGGACCACGATAGACCTCCAGAGAACGGTGAGCTCCATCGATATAGATGAGAAGGTCGACAAGTTCAAGACCAATCGCCTGGTCATCGAGGTAACCTGCAAAGCCTCATAATCGCTCGTTTCCCCCATACCTCCGCTTCTGCTTGAGGCGGAGGCTTTTTTTGGGATGGGAGGTGGATACACACCTAGGCCGGGTATCCCCTCCCCGACGGGAAGTACCGCCGTGCTGAATATTATATGGACCTGTGAATATAAATGTTTTGCTGAATTTGGGGAGGGCTTAAGACGATATGCCGTTATTTTCGTTCCTGGGCCAACCCTGCCGTCCAGGTTCGATTATCCGGGTGGGGGGTAAGGTTGGCTACGGAACAAGGCGCCGGTCCAGAGAACGAATGCATAAGTACCATGATGACTATCTAGGCAATGCCGGAGAATGGCGCTCCTCACCGATTCTGCCGTTCTCCGGTCCCACTTGTATTCGGAATGGATATATGTCCGAGGCGGTTGGAAGCTGTAATACGTATTAAGGTGTATTACAGTTTTCGGCCTAGATACCTCTTTTGATGATGATTGATGATGTTTTATTTCTTTATATTATATATTATATATATAGTAGACACACTAGGTAAAGGAAACCTCTCAGTATTACACTGTATTAACTCTGGTTGTATTACACTGTAATAATATTCCACCATGCCACGGCTAACGACAACTTATTTGTAGTTAGACCGCCATGCACCTACTATGACGAACCTGAATGTGGAGCTGGACGATGAAACATATGGACTCTTTCTCCGAGAGAAACTGAGGCTGAGTATGGCGGCCAAAAAGAATCTCACATGGGACGAGACGCTGAAGGAAATCGCAAAGATACTCCCGAAGTGATACCTTGGGCCGCGGCATATTCTCAATCTCACTCTCTGGTGAGAAGCGGGACTATTTCGAGAAAATCCCGGATGGGAAGAGGTCCGAGTGGGTCGCGGATAAAATCGGAGAGGAGATGCAAATGGACGAAAAGAAATTAACGCGGAAGATAAGTGAACTCGAGAGCGAACTATCGGACGCCAAAGAAACATTAATCCTCGTTAGAAAGGACAACGAGGCAAAACAAATCGCCGTCAAGAGGGTCGAGGAAAACAGAAAGGAATACACGAAGCAAACTCTCGAGGGGCAGAAAAAAGGCTGTCCCGTCTGCAACCACCCCGAACTCAATATGATAAATGAAGCTCTCAGGAACGGCGTCGATAGAAAAGAAATAAAGACCAAATGGAAGCTGTCTCCAATAGAATTAATACAGCATCAGGATTCGCATATGGTGGTTTAATTATGGGTAAAAACATAATTCAAGAAATAGAAATATCCCTTTCACTGATGTCCCTAAAAGCTATAAATAGGTCATCGTCGATGGTAAATCGGTGAGGAACATGGAACAGAAAAAGGTTGAGGAAAAGCCAGAAGAGAAAAAGGAAGAGTGCGACAAGAACAACGAGTTAATGATAACGCTCATCCGGGACTACGCATTCTTCCGGGTGGAAGTCCTGAAGGTTCTCGGGCGCGGGTATCAGGAAGAGAACATAATCGAACTCTTCGAATCGTTCAAGCGTGATTGCAGGACGGGGAAGATCCAGGACGCGGAAAAGAATCGACCTGCAAGTCTGGCGCAGGTCAACTTCATAAAGGACCTAGTAACGCAGAAGGGAACACCGGGACAGAATTGCCTTAAGTTGACATTGGAGAAATCCAAGAAGTCACAACCGGAAGAACTCAACGCGGACGAAGCCAGCGTGGTAATCTCCGCACTGAAACAACTGCCGGCGAGATAATGCAAGGGCTCTGTCCGGAATGCATCCTCCTCCCCACCGCGACTAAACTAGGTATCAATAATACAATAATCTGCGTACAGAGAGGGGAGGACGGCAAACCGATAGAAGCGTCCACATGCGGTAGAGACAAGAAAAGAAAAAGGGAGAGAGGGAAATGACCGAAAAGGACTGTAAGGAATGCCGCTGCAAGTTTGGCGAAATGGAGGCGAAGCTCGCGGCGTCAGAAGCTAAGTACAACGCAAAATATTGGGAAGGCATCAAAGACGAGAATATCCGATATGCCGCGCGCATCGCCTCGCTCGAGGATAAGGTTCGTGAATATCATAACGGTTCAATCGAGGACCATGTTCGCATAATCGAGCTCGAGGACCACCGGAACCAGGCCGTCGAATGGGGGACGAAAGCGCTCGAGGCAACCCCCCCTCTCAGGGCGCGCATCGTCTCGCTCGAGGCCGGGTTAAAGGAGATGACACTGGCGCACGAGAACGCCTGTGAGCAGGCTGATAAGGCGAAAGAGAAGCTATTGATGGCGGAAGACGCTCTGAAAGGGGCCAATGAACTATATGTATCGAGGGTTGCCGAGCTCGAGGCCGAAGTCAAGCGGCTGACGGAACCGAAGGACACATACCAGGGCGATGGGGTGTGCGAGCGCTGCGGGTGGCCTCTCTACACCGATGCGAAGGACGGTTGCACGAAGGGCAACTGCTCCATGCGCCCGATGCCCCCTCTTCCACCCTCGAAAATAATAGCTACAATAGAAGATGTAAGGAAAGCTTTCAACTTAGCTATGCAATCCGTAAATGTCAGGGCAATTGAAAAAGCGTATCCCGGTCTATTATTGGAGAAATTCAAGGAGATGGCCCTGAACGAACCCGACCTCGCATGCAACTGGATGTGTCCCTCTTGCGGCTGCGAAGTATCGTGTGAGTGCATACCAGGGCACGAAGTCAAATGCATGGTGAAACGCAGGACAAGCGGTACGCACAGGCCAACCTCCATATCCACCGAAACAGAAAAAGAAGAAAGAAACCCGGAGGAGAACGAATGACAAAGAAACTGCAAATGGTCTATGAGCCCGGAGGCCGTGCGCGTGAGTACTCACCCTGGGCGGCGAAACAATGAGACCGAAAAGTCACATGCCCGGAAGGTGCCCGACCTGTCACCAACACATAAAAGGCATAATCCGGCGGTGCCCGGAACGGTGCTCGATCTGCACATCGGAGACACAATGCGAGGACATACTAGGTCACGCCGGAATGCACCATCACTGGGACCGGAAGGCGAAACATACGGCATACTGGAAAAACGGGGCGGGACCATGACGCAGGAACAGATCGAAAAGCTCAAGGAAATAGTCGCGA